GTACATTGATATGAATGTAGGAGTGATTAAATTTCTGGTTGGTGTTCTTCTTAGGCTATCTGTAAATTTGAAATCATCTACCATAGCTAAGTCATCTGCTGGTTCGTTTACGAAAGACACTTCGCCGTATTTCATGTCACCGAATACGAAAAACATATCTTTGCCGGGAGTGTGTTCGCATCTTTCCCCTTCTTTGGTCCAGTCAGCGAAACATTTACTGCAGTGAAGTGAATTAGTATCGTAGCCAACGCTAACGGTTAAGTATCTTCTATCAAGAACTTTTTCTATTGCATCGGGCGACGTTATGTCACACCCTAATCTTAAATACCCAAGTCCAGAAAATGCAGTATCCTTCAAATAAGGAGCAAGTCTGGTTATGTATTTTAAGTTCTTTTCATTGTGTACTGAATCTTTTTCTGCGGCAAGTATTAAATCTGCAGGTATGGTTGGATCTGGAGTTCTTACGTATGTTGCGCTTACCACTCTACCAAGAGCATCTTGATGTGTGTCGTGGTGTGGAAGTACAGGTTTGTTGTAAGGTTTAATAAAACTATCAGCTGCTTTATTTACTTTTGCCGGAGCATAGTAATGTGCGTGTCCAGTAACTTTAGAAGCGTGAGTACTATTAATACTAACTAGCAAACCTTTCTTTGACTCTTCTGCTGTTTTCAATACACTGTCTATGTATTTTGTTTTGGCTTTTGGAGTGTGTCGGTAGTCTAATGTGATGTGGTCTAAGAAGTGAAAGTTGTTCATACTTTATTCACCGATGAGGTAGTTTGTTAGATTATCTATCAAGATATCTGTTGCGAGTGTTTTTTCAACGCCATTGACAGAATCAATAATATTGAATACTGTATCGATATCCACATCTGCAAAATCAAATCCGTATTCGGTTGCATCAACAGAGAACACTAGATCGATTACATCAGAAGACATGTCGTCGGATTGAATTATCGATATTCCTTCGAGTAAGTATTTTTCTATAGAAGATTTTCTCTTTGTTGGTCCGGTGGATTTACCGTGTTGATTGGAAGGTTGTTGTCTACTCTTAGCTTGTTTGGTTGCCGCTGTTTCTTTTTGTTTAGCCGCCGCTTCACCTTGAGGAATAGTGACTTTGTGTAGATATAAACCTTTACGTTCCTCGTCACTTAGTTTCTTATGATTAGATCTCGTTCTGGTTTCATCTTCTGTCATCATGTTCTGCTGATACATTAATGAGCTGTGATTTTCTAATTTTATCATTGTTTCTGTATCTATCTCGCTGAATTCAAACTTAACAAAGTTTTCTTCAAGCAAAGACGACATGTCGAACTTTTCAAGTAACAACTCTGATATGATTTCGAATTCAAAGAATGACTTATATGTTCTCTGATAAGACTTTACGCTGTCGATAAGATTTCTGGATAATGTTTCAGATGTAGCTTTGTTGGAAGTATCTCCAACGCCTAAGTCAACAGGGGATATGCCGAGAGAAAGAAACACTCTCTTCATTGCGTAGTTCAAATATTCTTCAACTGGTAACACTTTATTGCCAGTTAAATATTCCATCTTTTGTCTGTTTGTAACTACAATGCCACCATCAGAAGGCATTTCCATTATCTTTCTTTTCCAGTATTCTACTTCTGGAGTTCCGTCCTCCATGTTGTGTGCAGGCTCTTCGTCTGTTCCTATCGTAAAGACAAAGAATGGAAATAGATATTGCTGAGTTAGTAATTCAACGCCTTCTTCTATCTTTCTAAGGAAGCGAATATCATCTAAAGCAGGCCATATCCCAGGACACGCCATATTATAACCGGCACGTCTAGAGTGATAAAAATGAATTACTTCATCTTTATTAAAGATCTTGTATTTGCCACTTGGCATTTCTTGTTTATACTTAATTACCTGACCATTGCTGTCATGCATAAATCTAACAGACTCTGCAGGTAATCTAAAATATGCTGCAACTGGGTGGATATCCTTTACGGCTCTTTTTGTTTTGCCTTTTCTTATATTTCCACCGGAGTATTTGTCATTTCTTACTTTTACTAGGAATGCATTATGGTATGATATTAGGTCGGTAGCTATTTCGGAGTGTAATATGTCCCATGGTTTATTCTGGGATAGTTCGATTTGCTTTAATCGTAGTTTTATATATTTGACATAGTTTTCATTATCGCCAGTTATTCTAAAACCATTCTTAAGCATCAGCGTGGATTTCTTTTCAATGGTTTGTTTAACTATACCGTCTACTTCAGAACATGCCGCAATTTGATATAAATTATATTCAGGCGATTCAAAAATACCGCCAGTGACACTTCTTGTATATGACAATATTTTACTTGCCGCGTAAGGTATTTTCTCAATACCGACATGTTTATTTTCGGTAGGTATTTTATGTATAGCTATATCTTTGTAAGCTATGCTGTCTAACTCTACTTTTAACTCAGTGCTTTTGTTACCCATTTGTCAACTTCACCTTTACTTGCGTGCGTTTTATCAAGACATGATGAGTAGTCTATTATAGATACAGGGATTCCCTGCATAGACTGGTTTTCGTCAAAATTAACGTACTCACCTATTATTGCATGCAAATTTGAAGACTGTTCTTTTAGGTTATCAAATTCTGAGTGTAATTCGTAATCTATAGGATATCGGCTTTTTACTCCAGATAAAGAATCTATATCGTCAACATTCGACAATAAGAATTCTGCACTTTGAACATTTAGCACTTGACTGCGATTAAAGAAATCGGAAGGTATATCTTTAGCGATTAGAATATCGATTGCAGAACTAGCGGGGGAATTATTTATTGTGGCGTTTGGAGTACTTGGGCTTCCTGATAACTGTCCATTTACGAAATCAGCACCTGAACCTATATAGTCTGAACCTAAGCCAATAACTCCATCCACGTTACCATTCCATCTTTGAAAAGCATCCTGTGTGTCATCAATGGACTCTCGGCACATATCAACTAATTGCTTGCCCATTTTGTTAAGTTGCAATTTCTTATATTTCTTAGCCATCTTTATAAGTTGTGTGAAAAACGCCGCTGTACTTTTTAGTTCGCGAATTGTTCTTATGAGGTCATATACTTCTTTGCCATTATCGAAAGGTTGCCATGCGTATCTGGTATATTGCTGCAGTATCTTATTTATATAGTCTTCTGCTCCTTTAACTGAATCGTTAAGTGTTTTGTGAACTTTGTTTATTTGATCTAGGGTTTGTTTGTCTACACCAGCTATGAAGTCGTCAACTTTTTGAGATGTTGACTTTTCGCCCTTTTCTTGTTTGTTCTGATATATTTTGCCATTATCCCATACGAATGGATTTGTTCCATCAGCAACAGCATTAACTACAGGTGCGATCTTGGCAATTAACATCCTTATAGTGTCGAGTATGCATTCAACTGGTGCTTTTATCATATTTATAAGCATAGATATCATAGCGATTATAGCTGACATTACTGCACTAACTATAGCCATTATGGGGTCACCAAAGAAGAAGTCGAATTTTATATTTAATCTTTTCTTTATTTGCGCGAGATTAAAGTTTATTAAAGCAACTGCGGCGGCAAAATCAGGAACGCACCCAAATTCAAGTAAGTATGATAATAAATTGCATAGCGAATACGAAGTTGGTGATACGAACATTTTAAGTAAACTAACTACATCGTTCCAGTATCCTATTAAAACATTTTTAATGGAGTCAACTATAGGTTTTAGGTATTTATTATAGAATGCTTTCCATGAATCGAATCCGTTCTTCTTTCCAAAATCATCAAAGAAATGCTTATCCTTAGCACTGCCAAGTCCTAATCTAAGTAAGCAGGGAAGGCAATCTTCGAAAGCTTGTTGTAGCCATTCCTCTGTTTTGTCGGCGAATTCGTTAGTGAGTGCATCTTTTATAGTTTTCTCTATTTTGTCAATAGCCGGAGTTGTATTGTTTACGTTGGCTTGATTAGATACTGAAATCCCACCAGCCAGTAACTCTGGATTGTCTCCATTAGCAAGTATTGCATTTACCGACTTTATTATATTTGACGCTGCATTCATTTCTGGAGAATTCACTGCACTTGCAATATTTTCTATTGGATCGTCAATCATATTAACGTCGACTTCTGTAGCGGCTAATTGATTTCTGTATTTTAATAAGTCTATGTAATCACTGTATGTTATTTCTTTTTTACCTTGATCACCATATAGTGTTTTACTATCATCGTGTTCGATAGGTAATCTTAGGCCCAATCGATTTGCGCGAGTTATGCATATTTGAATTATCTTCTCGTAATCTTCGCTTATGCCCGATGCCATATCTTTCATCAATTGTAGTTCATCCAAAGTGCTACTTACGAAAGTTTTACTATCGCCAGCATTCTCTTCGTTTATGGATGAGTGATGATATACTATTTCTGGGTCTGTCCATTTAGAGGTTGGTCTATCGAATATGCTTTGCATTAAATTAAACTCGCTGCATTTTGTGTTATGTTAGAGAATTGGCCATCTTGAGTTATAATATTCTTGTCATTATTAAAGTTACTGTCAAAAGGAGATGTGGATTTTAATAGCGCAGGGACTTCTTTTGAGACCATGGATTCGCTAGTTACCGCCAAGTATTTAGAAGGAGAGGGCATTACTGGAACTGGCAATCTAGAAGACTGCATATATTGTGTTCCAGCTGGAGTCACCATTTTACTACCGGTTACATAACTAGGGGATTTGGCTGCAACCTCAACCATAGGGAGTGTGTTAGTTTTATTTGAGACCTTACTTTTTATTAAATCTGTTGTCAATTTAACGACCTTAGGTAAAGCCTCTGTTACTGACGGAGTTGTAGGAGCGCCTATTGATGTGGCTATATGAGTATGTGTTCCGTAGTTGCTTGCAAGCTCGTTAACTATATCTATTAATTCATCTATTCTTGTTTGTAGGTTATCTATTGTTTTGTCTACTCCAGATGTATACGCTGAAATAAAACTCGCGAAATCTGTTTTGTGTATAAAATCATCTTGAACGTAGGGATATATTAACAGATACGATTGTAATATAGCGTCTTTTGTTACATCAGAAGGTTTCTTGTTTATACCTAAACTTTTAACACCAAGACCTAATCCCCACATACCTTGTTGTATTGGGTTTGAATTAGCGAACGATGGAATTTTAGTATTCAAGTTATCTCCTTAGCAGGTCTGACAAGTTTATGTTATGTCTATTGTTATAAACAATTACTCTTGAAACTATTCCATTAAAACCAGATCCGCCAATTTTTATAAAATCAAAATTATTCAATCCAGACAATGCTTGAACATATAAGATTCCATTTATGTAGATATTTCCTCCAGCAACAGTAATTCTAGTAGGAAAGAGCAGGTCGCTATTAAATTCGCATAATGGCGTTCCAGAGAAATATATTGTCCCGTCTTGTATATTAATGAAGTTATCACCAGTGAGATCCATAAGTATTGTGTTTGCTCCAGTATAAAATAGAGTAAGTTCAACATCTAATATGTAATCGTCGTCAACCACTTGAGTTCCTATAACTTGAGTTTCGTATTCAGCTCCATTCTCAAGGAACATACATCCAAAACCACGCATAGATCCTTCAGGTAAATCAACGTCTATATTTGTTACGTGATTCTTTGTTTTTGGTAGAACGTGGTCTTCCGTGAAGTCCATAAATGTTATTAGATTTTCTGGATTAACTGGAAAATACTTTGCTGTAAAATCATGCGCGATTATGTTATGTGATAAATCGTCGCATGTGTTGCTTAATGTAATTTTCTTTGAACAATACGGCGCAATTATTTCATTAGTTATTGATGGACTCGTGCAGTTCAATAAGCAGTACATATCAGATACGTTCTTAATGTAAATTTCTTTCGAATTACTGATTGGAATTAATTTCCCAGTCTGATATATTATTGCGTTATTGAAGTCGTTTGTATAACCGAAAATTAGCATTAAAAACCTCTCGTTCTGCTACTTGAAAAAGAACTAGTTCTTGAATTATTTCTTGAACTCCCAGCGAATGTAACCGAGGAACTTCTTGAATTTGTGTTGATAAATGGTTTAGGAACTGCGCCAGTTGTACTACCGCCAGAGCTTAGCACTTTATTGTATTCTGAGATCTTATCGTTTTCTACTCTTCTGTAAAGTTCCTTTTCCGCCGAAACAATAGCGTTGTAATCCACAGGTGTTTCTACATTAGGATTGACGTGAGCCATTGCGCTAATGGATCTTCTCTTACCTACGTGAGAATATTCAAGAATAAAGACAAGTAAGGCAAGCATTAAGGCATCTAGTGCGTGGTCGCCAAATTTTGAATCAGCACCATAAACTGTTGTTCCGTTTGGTGTAATGCGATCTATATAATAGCCACGTAATTGGTTGATTAGTATTTCATCAAATTTAGAAATTTCTATAAAGCCAGACTCAAAAACACGAACCGCGTTGTTTACGATAAACGGTTTCATTGCTTTCTTCATCTTCTTGTGAGTATAGATATCGTTAGTTTCTATTGTCGAACCAAAGTCTATTGCTTTGGCATTTATAAGATTTTTGTCAGGAGTCCCATAAAGAGCTTTATGTCCTATCTCATGTATAGCTTCTAGCTGCATACCATTAAAGCCATTATCTACATATATGTGCGAACAATTCCATTTGCGATTCATTTCTTTAATTTTAGCGACAGCAATTGTTTGTGTCCATCCATCAACAGATACTGATGCGGTATCAACACATCTGTATTTATAATTAATAGGATCGTATTCAACTACTCTTATTTGTGTTCCGTTTTTAGGAGAATTCCAATCAACTCCCATGCTATAAATATTACCTTCAATTCTACGCAGTGCGTTCATATGGTAATTAGTAATAGAAGCGTCAATGAATGGATTCTGAAATACACCCTCCCCATCAGAGGCGAATTCTGCGAGTACTTCAAATTTAAAACCCGACTCTGTAAGATTGGCTCTAAATTCTTCTTCCATCTTTGGTCCCCACATAGGGTGAAATTTATCAGAAGGGAAGTAAAATGATGTGTATGCTTTATCGTATACACGTTCGTAGAACCAGTCGCGAAGTCCTTTTGGTGTTGATGTTAACCAAACTTCCACATCGTTGTTTTCCGCCATCAAGGCGATAACAGAATCTATATCTTCGGATGTTAAGAATGAGGCCTCATCCATCCATAGTATATCTGCCGCACTACCACGTATTGCGGTTGATCCAGAAACGAAACCTTTTACAGTTACGCCATTAGTAAGACATAATTCTATTTGAGGATTTCTTCTACTAGGTATTTTCCCGTCAGGTATCATCTCCATTAAGATTGGGTTGTTGTCTATTAGCATTTCAATCATCTTGAAGATAACATTTAGCTGAGCTTGGTTAGGTGTAAATATTACTATATTTAAACCCGTTTTTGTTCCGTCGTTTTTCCATGTAAACATCTTATGGCATAACTTAACTGCCATAGCTAGTGATTTACCAATACGTCTTCCGGCTCTGGTTACCATTCTTTTTGACAATGACCTGATTATCATAGCTTGGTATGGTATACCATCTTTAGACATACGAGATTTCCATCCTTTGTGTCTTTGTAATAAGTACTTTTCAGCCCAGGTTACGGGATCGACCAGTGCAAGCACTTCAGACATCTCTTCATCGCTGAGTAGTTCCTGCACTTGAACTGGAATCATTTTCTTATAATAGTCATTGATAGGATCCAACATGAAAGCTGGATCTTCGTGTGAAGCTTTATATAGCCATTCGTGGCGAGTTGACTTTATTCTTTTAAGTTCGCCGTCAAGATATTGCTGAATTCTCTTTTCGTTCTTAACGACATATAGGGATTCATCATCAACTTCAGGATCTATCTCTTCAGCTTTATCTGCTATTGATTCATAATAATATTTAAGGTACGGATTTTCCGCAAAGCCCAGTATTGACATGTTTATTCTTAATTATGTTCGACATTACAAGCGGGATCTTATCCCACTTTCTTATTTTTTTGAACTTATCTACAAGTTCAGGATATACGTTGCATAGATTACTAAAGAAGCTATAGACTAACTCAAGGGTTAATTTCCTAGCAGTTATGGCGAGAAATATCTTTTCAAACACTTGTTCCTTTCCAGTAACTACGTGGTGGCATTTTTCACACAGAGTTATTCCATTTGATCTAAGATATGCTATGTCTGGTCTGTCTACTTTTCGTAGTATGTGGTGGGCGTTTAGTTTTTTACTAGCTGCGCATAATTGACAAAGGAAGTGGTCGCGTTTGAATATCAACTCACGCCACTTCTTGTATTTCTTATCGTTGTAGTTATACATTCAGGTTTTCAAGAATAACTTTAACCAGAGGATTTCTAACTATATGCTCATCATCAAATTCTACAGTAGCAATATTGACATCTTTATCTTTAAGATCTCTGAATGCAATATGAAGCCCGGTTTTGGTTTTATCAGCATATCTATCACTTTGATCTAAATCGCCGGATATTATATACTTCGAATCCTCACCTAGTCTAGTAAGGAATGTTTTCATTTGACGCGGTGTTGCGTTTTGAGCTTCTTCAAATATTACAATAGCTTTATCTATATTAACGCCACGCATGTATGCAAGAGCCATAACTTGAATTAAGCCACGATCTTTCATTTTATTAACCTTACGCTCACCGAGTATCTTATTGAACAAATAGAAAGTAGGGAACACGTAAGGATCTAACTTTTCGTTAATATCTCCAGGAAGGAATCCTAATTTCTCTTCAGCCTCTACAGCGGGTCTTACGATAATAATCTTATCGAATCTCTTCTGGTGGCATAGCAAGTCTAAAGCTTTAGCTGCCATAATATAACTTTTGCCTGTACCTGCTGGACCTTTACATATAATTACTTCATTCTCATCGATTGCGTCCCAATATTCCTGTTGACGTTCATTCTTGAAGTTTATCTTAATTTTGTTGTATTTTAATTCTGCTAGGGTAGGTTCTTTATCTATGAATGTAACTGGGGCTTTATCTGTGGGTTTATTCTTCTTCGCTCTCGACATGACGATTTCCTTTGGTTGTGTTTTTAAGTAGTTGCTTTAAACGTGCGTTACCTAAAAACAGGTCGTCGCCGTTTTTAATAATCTTAAGTTCGTCTTCAGTTATTCCAAGTTTTTTATACCAATTGTTGATTTCACGATTAGCTTTCTTTTCTTCATCGATACGGAATCTGTCCATTGAGCCGTTCTGCTTAATGGCTCTACTTGAAACTCCAGTTGTGCTTTCGTGTATCATTCCAATAGTACCTTTAAGTATGCGTTTGTTTTGACATTTAGTCATATAGAAAATATCAAACCCAGCAGACATCAAAATACCATTACCTACTATTTCAAGGTTAACTTCATTACTTAGTGATTCTAAGTAATCTATAAATACCATGCTCGCCGAAGCCTCTCCTCCATTTGAAGAAAAATAAAGCGTTACCATTTCATCTTCTGAAATAGAACGCTTAACATCGTCGAGTAGTGCGACAAGATTTCCTACTGATTCATAAGAAATCTCTCCATCGAAAACAACCGAAGCCATAAATGCTCCTACTGTGGGGTTTAGTTAATAACCAGCCGATAACATTCTAGCTTCATTGCCAAAATCGCTACGGATATTGAATTGACTTGTTCTTATAGCATTTAGAGATCTCTGACGCATAGTCATTCCCATCTCTGAATCCTTAAAATACCCACCAGTATCTGGTGTCGTCAATCTGTGTCCTAACTTTGCATAGCCTTTTACTAAATCAACAGCCATATCTCCGCCTATTGCACCAACCGCCTGACCTATGAATGCGCCTGGAGTTCCTAAAACAGCGGCGCCGATTATACCACCAACCTTGGATCCAACACTCATTGCTGCAACTTTCGCAACACCAGTAGCCATGCCAGACATTCCGTCTTGCTTCATTTCGCTATTTATTGTCATTGCGGCGATTCCAGCAGCAACCCCGATTCCAGCTATTCTAGGTCTTGCTACGCCACGAGCACCAGACTTCGTCATACTCACTTTGTTTCCATTAATATTAATCTTAGGGGTAGCTGGTTCGTACATATCAAATGCGGCTCGCGCTCTTGCATTTGAAACTTTCTGAGCAGATCCAAGTTTTTCAGACCAGGTTGCGTATGCTTCTTGAGCTAGTTTTTCGGATTCAAATTGTATTGAATTAGTGGCAGATGACATTTTAAAAGGAGATTTTAAAAACGATTCTCTTTTTAACTTGGTCCAAAGTCCACCTTTAGACGCCTCAGCGAATTCATTCCAAACATTCTTGACACCAGCGCCTTTAAATGAACCAGTAGCTCCGAAACTTGCCCAACTATGTATTCCTCCAGTGAATTTATCATTGAATACATGCTCCCATTTGTTTTTATTGAAAGCTTTGACCATATTCTTAAACCCATCTGGACCATCAAAAGCAACGCCTGTGAATTTATTTTTCGCCCATTCCTGGAGTTTGGATCCAGGTGCATTATATTCGTTTTTAACTAAATGCCTTGCTGTTAATCCAGCACCTAAAGCTAAACCTGCATATATTCCGCCTCTGGCTACATTGCCTGGCGTTGGGGCATACGCCCGCATTGTTTGTTCGTCGCGTTCTCTGTCGTAGTATGTATACATAGGTTAGGTCGTTGTTGGTTATTAAAGGTTTTCTACATAAAAATCAATCACCATATGGAGTAAAATGATTATTTATTTTTGGACCAGGTAATGCTCCGCCAGAGAAAAACCCATACTTAACTTCTTTTCTATTTGGCGAATATGCTCTTGATCGCTTTGCCATAAACGCTGCGTGTTCACGTTCTGCTTTTGATTTAAATTTTATACTTCCAGCTGAATTAATTGGGTTTAATGTTTTAGAAATATTGTTTTTTGTTGCGGCTCCAACGTTTTCGGCATTCATTGTTGCATTTTTGAAAGCTCTTTCTTTAGCTACCGAGTTGACTTTTGAACTAGCTCTATAAGCTCCAATAGCACCACCAACCAAAGCTCCTTTAAATGCTCCAGACAGCATAGATTCTCTATCATTGATTCCTCCATAAACAGCACCGGCTCCGGCACCTACAACTGCTCCTCTTGCAAATCCAAGTCCTGCACGTGAATTGGCGAAATTCTTTACGTGTTTACCGCCCCAAGTGCTCCACATTTTGCTTTGACTATTATTTATCATTCCTCTTACAGATCTAGAAAGTGAGTCACCCATACTATTAGTCTTGCTGAACAAACCAGCAGATTTAGCTTTATTTAAACTTCCACTGATTCCACCATATTTAGTCATTAAACCGTAAGCTCCACCAAGCATCGCTCCTTTAGTTGCCCATGAGCCAGGATCCGCATCGCCACCAGTTGCTTTAACTGCACCACCTAGGGCACCACCTACTATTCCGCCGAAAGCGGCTCTACTTGCAGCACGCCCCAATCCACCATCCCAGGCTTGTCTAGCTAAGCCTTCGCTTCCCATTAGTTTACTGCCGGTTCTCTCTACGATATTAGATAACATTCCCATGTTTTGCCTCACATTCTATTGTGTTGATTTCTATCGTTCCACATTTGAAGACCAATGCCCATACTTTTAGGCATTGACTCATATATTAATTTATTTCTTAATTCAACTCTATCTTTACCAGGACCATACTTAGGCATGCCTCTACGAGTAGTTTGCAGGTATGACATTGTCTCATCAAAAATCTTCTGATTCTTAGCTAAATTAGGTGCAGTTTCCTGTGGCGTCAAACGTTCTTCGTTTGCGCTCTGCAGAGTATCTACACTTGCGGTCATCGGTAATCCCTGAAGGAGAAACTTGCCGGCCAATCTATCCCTCTCTACCATCTTACGTACACGTTGGACTTTCCTGAGGGAAGCTTCATACGCTTTGTAGTCAAACTGCTGAAATATTATTTTTTGTTGCGAAGGACTATCGCGGTTAACATACTGTATATATCCGCGATCATTACCCGTTTCTCCAAGATAGAAGTTAACTTGATCCTTATGCGTAGGCTTGGCTTTGCCGTCAGCTTGTATCTTTTGGAATATGCCATTCGATACAGTTTTAATATCACCAACACCTAAAGGAGTTATGGCGTCAATATGTCCAGTAATTCCAGCCTTTCGATTATAAACTAAAGGTTCCGCATCTAGGAGGTTTCCTTCGACTGCAAGCTGAGACTGCATGAGCTGATGCAGGGCAGTACCTGCATTTGCAGATGCTGTTATATAAGGCGACATAGTTTTTGATTCTTGTGTCATTTCCTTGTACATATCAGCTTCAGATAAACCTATTTTAGAAGCACGGAATTGTTTATATAGATATTCTTCTTTTGCGTTATTGTATTCAGGTTGTATCTCATTGTGTGGATCTGAAGCGGCGCCTCTATTTAACATTATAGAGGAAGCCATCATTGTTGTATTTGGTCCCTGATATGGAGAACCAAAATCAGTGTTACTACTTCTTGTTTCTCCGGCAACTCCACTGTGACTCATGCCATTGATTATCGCTGAAGTTCTATGACCTGAGATCTTATTGATTACTTCGCCGATCGATTTACCAACAGTGTAACCAAAGAACCCAGTACCTGCCTTTTTGGCGAGTGGACTTTCAAGAAGACCCTGCAGTTGCCCAACGCCTTCTCTTATTTTTCTAGCACTAGCAGTATTGCCTAATTGTCTTTCCATTGTATTGACAACTGCACCAGAACCGAATATCAACATATCATCGGCCATATCAAGCGCCATGTTCTTGGCGAATCTACCAACTCCACCCTCTGTTTCTTCTTCGGATGCAGAAAGTCCTTTGTACATACCGTAAGCACCCCAACCCATCACCCAACCTTTATTGTGGGCAACTTCGGTTTTAAGTCCTGAAACAGTTTCCTTTAACATGGTAGGGAGATCTTTCAATACATCAACGCCTACATCTCCGGCGATCTGTAAACCTTTCCTTAGGCCTTGCCATGGAGAACCGAAATCAGTTTCTGACTTTCTTCTCTGTGCGGCCATTCCTCCTTCGTGCATACCTTCGATAGGATTTATGTTTCCGTTTATCCTATCTGATGGTTTGTGATTAAACAAAGTAGCATACGCTACTAATGCACCAGTCCCAATAATCGCAGCTGTCTTAAATCCTTTTGCTGAAATATTAGGTTCATGTATTTTATCTGCCAGCATAGCTGGAGTTCTTAAAGTGTCGTCATTAGCAATTGTTTTAAAGAATCTTGACTCAGAGAATGTGGATGTAAGTAAATCATCAACTTCAGAAATAGATCTTATTTTACCACCATTGTTCAACCTAGTCATTTCGGCATCATAAGATTTATCAAACGCAGAAACCATAGTGTCGCCGTATTTGGATTTCAGGTATGACTTTACACTACCTGCATTTTCCATCTTTTGATAACTTCTGGTTTTACTAACAGGATCCCATACCTGTTTTGTAATAGAACCTTCTTCGCTAAGAAGTCTATGTGAAAATTCTGTAGCAATACTATTTTTAGTATGATCAGCATCGTTATAAGCAAACTCTTTCCATCGACTAGTTAAATCTTCGAGGTGTTTAAATATAGATTTTGATTTCCCCGAAAATCCTTTCTCAGAAGCACCCTCCTCGAATATTCTTGATAATTGATCAAATACAGGCGCCATTAACTTTGTATCGCCGGCATTGTGTCCTTGAACTTCCATACCCATTGCTCTTTGCAATATGGACATCTTGTTACCGGTTCTGTAATTACCACCAAAATTCGCGATACCATCTTCTTCTGCTTTTGCCATTAAGACAGAAGCCATATCCATAGTATCAACCATTCCACCAGTAACTTTAGTTTGCTTTAAGAATTGGTTATATTGGTTATATATATCTTTTGCTGTATATGCACCGACCTTCCCTTTAGTTTCCTGTATCTGCTTGAACTGGTTATATAATGATCTATCATAACTACCGTAACCACCAGGCATCATCTCATTAAACCACGCACGTTCAGAATGATTGTAGTCTATTCCTTTTGCGCTATTTAGAAGAGGAAGATCGAATTCCTTATCCAGTAATTCTTCAAGTCTAGGTATGTCAAAGTTTAAGTTATGGCCAACAACAGTAGAATTACTCGCCTTTGCATCTCTAAACTTGCTTACTAAAGAACTCGCCGCTCTAGTGCTAGATTGAAGTTCTTTCCCAACTCTATCACTATATACGTTCTTAGAAAATGAACTTAATTTAGTTACATCATTGAAATCGCCAGATAAAACAACATGACTACCTTTATCAATATCGTTCTTATAGTCGTACCATGAATACGAAGAGAGACCGGGAAAGCTAGATGGATCTCTACCACTTAACTGTACGGTCTCTGTATCATAGAAATATGTATTCTTATTCTTTAACAATTAAAGAATCCTGACTCAGTTAAATTGTTCATTATTGTTTCTGAAAGTTCTTTATGAGAGGGGAGTTGTTTGAATTGGGCGATTGAATATTTAATCACCTCAGCAGCAATAGACTTGTGGTATGCACACATGAAACAGCCAAGTACAAGAGAATGTACATGACTATATAGTTCCTCTAATGCGCAATACTTTAACATTGTAATTAATCTAGGTAGTACCTTTGTTTCATCATAAAACGCCGGACGGTTCAAATACATCTCTTTTGGCAGCATTGTTTGATTCCTCTACAATAACGGCATCTTGAACACTTAGTTGGTTATATATATCTGCTAGTTTATTCATAATTGAATTAGCTCTTGATGTGTAATCCTTTGTTTCAAGATTAACAGCATCTTCGATTGCTTTCTGTGCAGCTTTGTTTTTGCGGGTAGCATTAAGAGCATCAAGAATCTTCATTCGCCTGGTTTTTATACGTTCCTTTACACCAAAAGCCCAGTGCTCCGTATCCTCTCTGAATTCTTCTCCATCAGGCGAGAACTTAACTCTCTCTCCTCTAAGATCACCGAATTCTGATTTAGCCAATGTCTTTGTGACTCTGGTTTCGTAAATAATCAGTTCAGCCAATTCCTGAACTAACATAACTTCAGAATGTCTGTCCATTGGAACATCGAATTCCTCTATGAACTTTCTTGTATGATAATAAAGCAATTCCAGTTCTATAGGGCATTGTCTTCCAATAGGTGCATTCTCTAATTCAACATGTATACAGGATTGAGCAAAAGGACATTGCTCAGCTCTACAAATAAGAGGTACTGAACTATTTATTCCAGTAGTCATTGTAGAGTAGGCACGTTTCAGCTTAATGGCTTCATCAGGAGTTAAAGCAATTTCGCCATATTGATCCCTTGCAATGGTTATCTTATCAAAGAAACTGCTTCTAGTTAATTCGCCTGATTCAGTAAGAACTAAACTATCTATAGTAACGAGTTGCATCTCGCCGTGTTTCTTCTTATCATATTTCTCTATAACATCAGTATTTTCTGCCGCGGCTTTAATTTTATCGCCACGTTCAGTCTGCTCTTCCATCAGTTTTTGGAACTGAAGGAAATCCGCATTTGTCGATTGCATTAATTGTTTTCCTCATTATTTCTAAAAGACAATCCATTTCGCCTTCGCTTATGGATTTAAGGCGTGCAGCATTAGCATACATACAGAATTCAGGGTCACGACCTTCTTTAGTCCTAACGCCACGAATTCCACAATAAGCCTCTGTGTAACTATTTGAGAGTTTTTGCATGAGCTCATACATTCCATCGAAGAATGCAAAGTCACTTTTGGTAAGTTCGTTTAAAAGCAAAATAGCCTCCAATTTCTTGGAGGCTAAATAATAAGCAGTGAAGTGCTATATCAAACTATGGCGAATTGAGTGTCGCCGTGAGAGTTCTCAGTGAAAGTAAGTTTTCCAGGTATCTTTTTAACTTCGGCGGAAGAAAATGTCTTTCCTATTGTTTTAACTTGTTTAGATTCAGACTTAGAAAGAATAGTACCTATAATAAGAATAGTATCTTCATTAATATTCTTCATTAATCGCCAAGAGAATTTATTATGTTCAAGAATATATTCTCTACTAGAAGTACCAACAAAAATCTCAATCACACTACAAATAGGCTCAAAGTACTGATTAAGTCTCAAGCAATCCTTGATGTTGCTAGCCATTAATTGTAAGCCTAAAACAGAAATAGCTTCATTATTGGCATGTTTAATATTAAGATCTCTATCAATAACAAGCATTGGACTAGAGCCATAATCAAGAAAGCTAACCAAATTAAAAGCATCAGATACTTTAAGTTGATTCTTAATCGCGGAAAGTCTGTCTTCTATTTCTTTAGGACTCATACCTTTAAAGAAAACAGTAATTAAACAATTGCCGCTAAGGCTTATCTCTTTTGGATTATCAATTATATAGTTCTTGCCCGTAATAAACTCAACACCGTCAACAACAACAGTGCCAGAATCCACAACCAACATTAAACCTTTCCATTTAATAAAATGAACCATCTGATTATTTAACTCATAACCAGAACCAGACTTAATTATATACTCGCCGTTACCAGTATTAACATTATAATTAACAACGTTAAAAAACAATCCATCCAACTCAATTCCGGCGTAATCCTTGTTTCTGTTTCCGTATCCAAGAAACCTATCAGGAACAACAGCATCAACAGTAACATTAAGCTCATTAACAATTCCGAAGAAATCGTCAAGACTGATGTCTCTTTTGCCGTTAATCTTTTTGTTCATTGTCCCAATAGATGTGCCAAATAAATAGTCGAATTCGGAATGCTTCCTCCCTTGTTGGTTAATTAATCTTACAATATTAGTTATTACCTCATCCTTTACGCTGGACCCGCTATAATCAACTACAGCCATGCGTTTACCTCGTGGTTTTATTTTTAGTTCTTTTGATTCTTAGAAACATGTTGAGACAAAAAGTCCTCAATACTATAGTAATCTACAAATACAAAATGACCTACAATACAAGTAGGAATATTGTTCTTAATTAGATACTCTTGAATCTTACTAACAGTAAGGCCACTAATAGTGGAAATCTTATAGATAGTAATCCATTCCTTGTCAGCAGGAAGGCGCTTTTTGATATATGATTCATAAATTTGATCGATTTCCGAGATATCCATATCTTCGACCATCGCGTTGAACATATCAACAGAAGAATCATACCTGATTCCATCGATACTGTTGGAATCAAAATTAATATTATGTATTCCTTTCATCATCGTAAAACTCCTTTTTTACTCACCTAAATATAATAAATTATTAGGATAAATGCACTAAAAATATTATTTTTACATCATGAAATATGATTATAAATATTACGAAAACATAACAACATCGGGTGATATCGAAGTTTTAAGAAAAGCCTTGCTTGACCTAGGAAGTAAGTTCAGGAAAGTGCTTATGGTATCAGACAAGATGGGCGCGAAACTAATGAAGGCCAAAGAAGAAATTAAGGTATTGCGCGGAATTTTGCCATATTGCCCAACATGTGGAAAGATAAAAGACATGCAAAAAGGGGAGTGGTCGAAAGTAGAGGATTACTTAAATAAACATACAGAGGCAGCTATAGCGTTAGGAGAATGCAATTCGTGCTCAAGCACCTCTATAAATAAAAAAAGCCGGGAAATAAAACCCGGCATAAAAGTAAACTAACAAATCTATTTAATTTCAATAGAACGCGGCAAATCAATCTTCTTAGGGATTTCAATAGAAAGAATTCCACAACAAACCCTACAACTGATATTATCACTATCAGCATTCTTAGGCATATGGAATTCCTGTGCAAAACTAGAATTACCATTATCAACAGAAATAGATAAAACATTATCTAAAACTTTAACAGAAACATTATCCTTAGAAGACCCAGGAATAAGAACAGATAAAGTGTTTCTCTCTTTAGATTCATTGATGATAAACTCACCAGCAAATTCTTCAAACATAATAAAACCTCAATTATTAATTAAATCATTTATACCATTAACTGCTGTATCTCTAATGACAAGATCAGCAAAATAATCAAATTCAGTATCCTTAGGATCAATAACAATAACCTTAGCAAACATATCTTTAGCATAAACAGGGATATGAGCAGCCGGCCAAACAATACCAGAAGTTCCAACAACGACTAAAAC